AGCAGGAAAGTAGTAGTCATACCGTGTCCGCCTCGACCAATGACGTCGAAGGCCCTGCTGGTACGTGAGGTCGGCTCTAACATTAATGAGCCCAATAACATAACCATGCTCCGTAAAACTCTGCGTAAAGCCATGCGCACGCATAACCGAAGTACCAATAGCCGCCAGGTTACCTTGAGGCGTATCGGAACCGGTAACCGCCGTACCAGATGTCTGAGCAACAGGGTTAATAGTGACTGGAGTAGAACCGCCGCCGAGATACTCAGGACGCTGAAGACGAGCATCCGGTGAAATAACTCCAAAATGCGCACGTATAATCTCCGTATACCGTGTACCACCACGAGCATCACGCTCTAAAAGCTTCTGGATCTGAAACGCTTGACGAAGCGAATTAATCGTAGCGGCAGCAGCCGTACCAAGATCAGCATAAAGATTAGAAGGCCAGACCGTATCGAGCGCCTCAAAACCAGAGCCACCAACACCCGTAGAACCGTCATTCGACGCAATACCCAACACTTGTTCCTCTGTCGCAGGAAACCCGGCCGGGTTCTGCCAATGCAGAGGCTCCATAGCCACATCAACCGGTTCATTATCAGCTACCTGAGTATAAACAGGAGCAGTGCTGCCAAGAGGCAGAGTGACAGGATCACCCTTCTGGGGCCAGGGAAGACAGCTTGTAAAATAATCATGTCGCTTACCGCGAGGCAGAAGGAAAGGAGTATCTGTATCAGGTCCATCACCAGTTTCCACCGGGACAAACGACTGTAGATTCTGATCGCGAAACCACTCATTCCAGATCAGGTTATACATCCGCATCGGTAGAGCACTATGCTCAGCCGCAGAAGCCGGATTCACCTGCCCGGTCACCGGCAAACCCATATAATCACCAAGGCTACACACCGCATAGCCACCAACAGGAGTCTCACGTATAGGAATCAGAAAATCAATTGTGGAATTGGTGAACGGCTTACGTTCACCCATAAACCTCTCCCAGTTATCCCACACCAGACGATTAGGAACAAAGAAAAAGAACGTATCAAGGTAGAGATTATCCAACGCCGGAAATATCGGCGTAGCCAAACGACAGAACGCAGTCATCCGCAAATTAAACGTATCACCAGGGAGGACCTCTTCCACGAGGATCGGATACAGCCAGGAATAGGGAGTCTCATCAACACTATCCACACCTTCATTACCGAGACCACCAAACGTAGTCTTATACGCACGCTGCATCACGAACTTAGAGCGCGGAATATCCGCGCGAGGAATCATACTGAACGCATGAACATTAACTGACTGATTGCGAAACATAATGAACTCCTAAAAAAAAAGGCGGATCCGCTCATAACGGATCCGCCTGAGGGGACCGGCGCAGGGTAAGAGCCGGCCTACTGGCAACCGTTACTTTTTAACATCCTTGCCACGAGCCACCAAGCGGGGAGCGGGCAACAGATCAAACGACGCATTCTGATCATCATATGTACCCAAATGGTACAGCTCATAATCCTCCGCATGCTTATTCATAGGATTATTCTCATCGACACGATTGACCTCATCAGAGAAACCCCGATTAGCACCTCCAATAGACAGCGTGAACTTCGGCTGTCCAAACGCCTCAACGGCAGAATCACGAACCGCAATAATCTGCAACAACATTTATTCAACACTCCTCTTAAGAGTAGAAACACGTGCCAGTGTAACAGCTTCCTTAACCGCTAACCGCTCAGGAGTATTATCATCACCAAGCTTTAACGACTTAAGGTACCGCGAGTATTCCACAGAATCAGATAAATCACTAGGATCGGACTTAAGCATATTAAAATAATAACGTGGAGGCTTACATTCAACACCACGCACAACAACCCGATCCAACGGAAAGACCTCAGCCTTATATGCCTTGTACCAATTAGCACCAATACCCGGCTTAAGAGACATGCGGGTAAATTCAGGGATACGGTTATGAATCTCTCCAGTATATGGATCACAAATTTCATAATGCCTCTCCGCATCCTTACCGGTAACCTTCTTCATAATATACCGAGCAACATACGCCGCAGACTCAAACGAAACGTCACCAACTTCAACAGAACCACGAGACCACAGACGTTCCAAAGACTCGGAACGATACAGCTGGAAACCAGCAGACGACGTCCGCCAACGATAAAGATCAGCCGGACGAAGACCAAAAATACATGCGTGGTAATGGGGACGAGACGTAGTCTCACCATACTCACCACACATATAAAACCGCACGCGCGCATCAAACTTGCGACGCACGCGCTTAATAAACAACTGAAAATGACGATAATTTAACGACGAATCATTAGGAAGATTCTCATCATCATACGTAAGAGTAACGAACGAATTAAACTCATGCATAGCAGCTTCGTGCATGCACCTAACGGCCCACTGACGGGACCGTTCAAGACGACAACCAACACACTGATAACAAGGGAGCGTCAGACTTCTACGAATCTTTCCACGCTCCACAAAAACGACATCCCCGGACTCCGTTTGCCACGCAGCCAGGGGATGAAAACACGGCATAGAGGACTAGAGCCTCCAGCCACCGCGCATCGGCGCATTACGCATATTAATCGACGCCGTACGCGACACATTACGACGAAACGACTTAGCGCTTCCACGCTTATGAACTCCATATCTTTTAACAGGACGCATAGCTACCTCCACAACTCAGTGAACTAGCCGATCGGCTAATCGATCGCCCGAGCGCGATCGACGGCGCCGCCGGCCCCTCCTGAAGAGGGAACCCCTACAGGCTCTGACGAGCCTAACAGTGACACCCATCGGTGTCACCTAGCACAGTTACATCAAGTAGTAGCCTGTGCTTTTGCGCCACCGCGTGGCGCTTGGGCGTTGCCCTTTGGCGGCGGCGAGCTCTCCTCCGCCGCCGCCTTCTCAGCCGCTTTGACCAGGTCAAGCTGCTGATCTTCAATCTTCGCGAGAGCATCCTCGCATTCCTTAAGAGCTTCCTTCGTAGCGGCCACCGACTTAGCCTGCCGCTTACACCGCTCATCAATCGACGTCATCATCGAAACCGAACCCGTCGCAATAGCGGCATCAAGAACCGCCTTACACTCAGCCAGATAATCAAGCTGGGTTCGGAGCCGCTTTTGGATCTTTAACAACTCCCCTTGGAGAATTTCCTTCATCGGGACCATTGTCATGACGCGTCACCCCATCAGAAGCCGGCTTAGCCGGCGATGGAGGAATTATAACAGGATCTTTCTTACGCGCAAGACCCATATCACGAAGAGCATCAATATTCTTAGGATTAGACGCAAACTTCATAAACGCCTGCGGATCATTACCGAACCGCTTCCGGACACCAGACGGCAACGTCATAAACGATTCCTGAGACTGACGAACTGCCGTCATAGCAGAGTGATAATCCGTAATACCACTAAAATCACCAAACGTAGGCATCCGAGCCGACGCATTCAACTGACCAGTAACATTAAACCGCTTAACAATCACATTGATATCACAATTATCTTTCTCAGACTGAACCGCCAAATCAACATGACCATCAAACGACGTAGCTGTTTCACGTGAAACCTCATTAGGATCATAATTACGAGCAGATCGCAGAATCCCACGCTTACGCATAACAACCTCACTTAACAAAATATAAAACGCCCGAGCGCTTGCGCGCTCGGGGGAAGAGAAGAACTACGGACGGCCTATACCTTTAACAGCATGGACACCCATAAGAACTTCACGAATAAACTTCATCCACTTGGCCTCCGGGACTTTCTCGAAGAAAGCGGCCGTGGCCGCTTTCTCCGAAAGTCCCAACCGCTCGGCCTGGTTAACCAACTTCTGGTACTCGATCACCAGAGGCTTTAACTCATCAATATCCATATCCTTCAGCTGCTCATCACGCATAATCTGATGAACTTCATGACCGAGCTTGACGAACTGACGATGTAACGTATCTGACTGGATCTTCGCATTAGACGCCGAATAAGGAACTTGAGCCTCAATAACAGACGCCTCCGCATCCGTACGACGCGCAGTAGCATTAGCAAGATTAGTCTGCGCCTTCATTTGCTGCTGTTGTGTAAACACTTGCGCAGCATTAGAAATCCCCTCAGCCATAGGAGCCATTTCATTTTCGAAATTGGCACGCTGATAGCTCGGCTGAGAGGCACCCTGCTGGTTGATACCAGCCAACATCGGATTAAGACCTGCCGCCTTAAGATCCGCGACACGGCGCTGCATCGCCGTATTAGACATCCTTTCTTCCCAATCACGTTGCTCACGTGACATCAACAAATTGGCGCGATTAGCAGAATGCGCACCAGACATACCCATTGCACCGCCACCGAGCGCGCCAATGGCACCAGCAACAGCCGCGACCCAACGCCGCGGCTTACGATTCAACCTACGAGTAAACATAGCGCCTCCTAGAAATGGTCGATCAGACCGGGGACGCTATACATCGGGAGAGGACGAGCCGCACGAATATCAAAAAACGCATCAAACAGGAACTGAGTACCATTCGCCTCAGGACCCACAGCCGTATTACGCTCTAACGGCGGCTGACTCTGAATCCAGCCAGCACCCAGGATCGGCAGACCATCAAAATATTCCGAGTAGTGCCAAGCATCGAGCGTAGTCGGAGCAGTAGACCGAAAATAACCAGTAATCTCTGACGGGAGGTATCGATACTCCGCCCATCGTTCCTGATAACCAAAAACCTGATCATCATTAAGCGGATTACCATCCACATATATCTCTTTACGGAGAACCGCCTGCTCACCCAGCATAGCGAAAGCAGGAAAGTAGTAGTCATACCGTGTCCGCCTCGACCAATGACGTCGAAGGCCCTGCTGGTACGTGAGGTCGGCTCTAACATTAATGAGCCCAATAACATAACCATGCTCCGTAAAACTC